AACAGGCAGTGCCGTACCAGAGTACGTCATTGCCAATGTTCCGCTGGTGGTGATTGGACTGCCTGAGATGCTGAAGATGCTTGGAACAGTTGCTGCAACGCTGGTGACTGTGCCGCTAGTAGATGGGGCTTGGAAAGTTGGGGCCGCACTTGCATTGGCAGTTAAGACGTACCCTGCCGTCCCTACAGCAGTTGACGTTGGAGCGGCTCCAGCACCACCACCAATGACAACACCGTACTGAGTCAACGCACCAGATGATGCCAATGTGCCAGATGCTGTGTAGGCCAGAACACCGCCAGAAGTTCCTGATGTTAAACCTGTACCGCCGTTAGCCACTGCCAGCGTCCCTGCCAGTGTGACTGTGCCAGAGGAGGTGATAGGCCCACCGCTTGTAGTCAATCCTGTAGTGCCACCAGAGACATCCACGCTTGTCACTGAGCCAGCGCCTGGCCCGGTGAATGCCACGGTGATGGCTCCGCTGCCGTTGGTAATGGTCACACCAGAGCCAGCAGTGAGTGTTGCTGGTGTCAGCGTGTTGCCTGTGCTATTGCCAATGAGCAATTGACCATTGGTAAAGCTGGTCTGGCCTGTACCGCCATTGAGAACAGGAAGTGTGCCTGTGACTCCAGTTGCTAACGGCAACCCTGTAGCACTTGTCAAGATTGCGGCTGATGGCGTACCGAGGTCTGGGGTGACTAGCGTTGGGTTGGTTGCAAAAACCAAATTGCCAGACCCGGTTTCGTTGGTCACCGCTGCCGCTAAATTAGCTGAACTTGGGGTTGCCAAGAAAGTAGCAACACCACTTCCAAGTCCGCTAACACCTGTGCTAATTGGCAAGCCAGTGGCATATGTCAATGTTCCAGAAGAAGGTGTGCCCAATACACCGCCGTTGACAACAAAAGCACCCGCAGATCCTGTATTGACTCCTAGCGCCGTTACAACTCCTGTGCCCAAGCTAGATACGCCTGTACCGCCATTTGAAACTGCCAATATCCCTGCTAAAGTGATTGTGCCAGTTGAAGTAATTGGGCCACCAGATGTTGTTAGCCCTGTTGTGCCGCCAGAAACATCTACGCTAGTTACACCATCTGCAACACTAGAAGCAACCTTGACATAGTCTGTACCGTTGTAGTAGACAAAACATTTTTCACCAACAGCAACAGAAACACCGGGGTTGCCTGAAGGTTTGAAAGTCACCGCGCTGGTAGCGCCTGCATGATCCACCATGTACAGCTTGCTGTAACTTGGGCCGGTGATAACCTTGGTGACTGTCTGTATACCAGTGATACGAATCACCATGTATTGGGCTGTTGTGGTAGTTATCGCGTTTCCTGACGCACTACCTGTGGTGTTAGCCAGTGTGATAGCGCCATCACCAGCAAAAGACAGTGTGCCAGCAATGGCAATGTCAATGTAATCGGTAATACCGTAATTAACGGTGTCGCCCCAAGTACCCGATAGGGAGCCTTGTGATGGGGTAACTAAACCTAAAAGAGTAGTTGTTGCGGCCATTGATTTATCCTAAATCGTTTAAACAGCTAATCATGGTAGCCGTATCAATGCGGTTGTGGCAGAGTTGGTTGGCATCACAACTGTGAACGATGAGGTGGTAGTTTTATCAGCGCCAAAGTCCAATACTGCCACCGATTTGTTGCTCTTGGATGAATTGTAGATCAGCGCACCCCGTGCTGTAAACGCCCCTGTTGTCCAGACCACATTGCTGAAATTTACAAAGGCTGTGGTGTCTGTAACACTGACCGAGATGCCTGTCATTACCTGACCTGTCGCGGTGTAGCCTGTGCCTGAAATCTCCCCGGTCGCTGTGTAAACGGTGGTAGATGCCCCTATATCGGCATTGGCTGTGTACAGCGCCATATAGAAGGTGTCTGTGGAGAAATCATGCACCGCCTCAAGCAGTTGCTGCTTGAAGGATGTGGTCAGGGTCTGGGCAATGCTCATGTTACTGGAACCCTAGCCTGTCCACTGCGGTATGCGTCAGATCGTTCAAGTCCATCACCCAGACGTTTGAGTTGTGTTAACGCCTCGCCAAACTTGGTGTTGTACAGCAGGATCACGTCCTGCTCACCCTTCATGTAGGTGTAGGCTTCAACCAGTGTCCCATACAAAAGAACCGGGTCATAGTTGTCACTGAGCCATGTGTTTGACGCCGTGACGATGGACTCTGGGTAAGCAAAATACTGTAGGTCTGTTGCCAAGGCCGCGCTAGGAGTTGGGCCAAGAATAAATTGTAGCTCCGTAACCGTTGTCTGTGGCCCGTAGATAGCATAGTACTTAGGGGTTCCGGTTGTCGCCGGGGTAGGATACGCCTCACGAATAAAATTAACATCCTTATTGAGCAAGAACGTGTAGCTGCCATTGGCATTGACTATTGCAAATGAATAAACGGATAGAAAATCGTTTGGCGCGTTGAAGTATGGCGTACTTGCTGTTAGGGCTGTTGTTGCAGTTTTTCTAAGGTTTGGCAGTTGTACTGCGTTGTAGATGCGTGTCTCTGCCTGTGTGATGAACAAGTTCATATCCACCGTAGGAAATGTATTCTCGGTGTACGAAGAAACCGCAGCAACCAACGCAGCGTAGTTCATGCCATCGGGCCTCGTGCGGTGATGCCTTTAGTCGCCGCGCCGTTACCACGGGTGACGATACCAGATGTCTTTACACCGGGTTGTTCTCCGCTGGTGATGCTTCCAAGCGTAGCACGGGCATTGTTCAACATGCCCATGTCCTTGCCCTTGCCGGGATTGGCTTCAACCGTGACGGCCTTGCCAGACATGTTGTGGGGTTTGGCATAAACGGCAGCACTGCCAACTTCTTTGCCACCTTGTTTTTGACTAAATGTAGCCATGATTAACCTCCACGACCAGATTTCTGGTTCATCACTTTAGCCATGCCACGACCGTACTTCATCATGTCCATGTCTGTCTTACCGCCTTTGGCAAACTTGGTCATGGGTTTGCCGGGATGCATAGACTTCTCATGCTTATGCACGGCTCCAGCCATCATCTTCTTGTCCTGCTTCATGTCTGCCTTATCCATATCAACTCCTAAGTTACTGTAACTGAACCAAGTTCTAATTCTGCCACCAAATAGTTGGGTGTCAGCCCATCATCGTTTGCCCTAGACCCGCCTACCGGGTTCCAGTTCCACTGAAACACTCTGCTGCCTTCGCCCGGATACCCGTCTACCAACAAGCCAGAAGTTACATAGCTCAAATCCCTACGTGGTTCCCGTACCGCCTGTGGGTCATCTACCGGGTACATCCCCAACTGCAACTGAGGCTGATCCGGTGTCCAGCAGGTTGGGCACACCAGCAAGTTGTAGGTTTTGGTCTTGACAACTTCCTTCTTCAATTGCTTCAGCTTGTAGCGAAACCCACAACGATCACACTCCGCTATCGCATTCTTACCTGATGCAAACCTATTGCTCATATCTAATTCATAAACATCTGTCTTGGCACAAAGCGCACAGCAGCTTTCTCCCGGTCTTCATCTTGGGCCAACTGCCACGCTTCATCGTATTGCATCTTCAATACCTGTAAACGCTCCAACCCATTGGGCAACTTGAGCGCCAAGTAGTAGGCCAGCCCTGCCGCTACGCAAGGTATAAACCTAAACGGCACATCCATTGTGTCAGAGCCATCTCCAGCATTCTGGTTCCTACGCAGCCGCCAGTACACGAAGGTGTAGGTCTGGGAGCCATCAGGCGTGGGCCACACGGTCACTGCTGGTGGGTTTGATACGAAGACTGCTGTGGCAGTCAAATGTGTTGCTGCGGTGGTGTTGGCCTGTCCTCTGGAGCAAGCTGTCAGCACATTGCCCACGATATAGCCGTAGTTAATGATCTCGCTGTCCACCTTGATGTAACCAGAAGCAGCAAGTCCTATGACTGAACTCAGTGTGATGGCGGTGGCTGTGGCAGTTACCGCCCCGTTCAAGGTCAGCGTTGTGGCTGATGTCTGACCTGAATTGCGCTGGATCATTACCTGAATGGGCCTAGCTTGAGTCAGCTTGTTGGGTAGCGTAGCGTAAGTGCTAACACTGATACGAGCTAGG